CTAGATTCATATCGTAACCATTTAGACTGTCATTATCCCAGAGATATTTGTTCTTGAGTACCTCTATCTTCTCATCATTATGTTGGAAGTTAAATGTATCTATCATATCCTGATTAAAGTCTGCCCAGTCCCAAATGTATAGTCCACCACCATGCTTAGGTAGCTTAATAGACATAGTAAACGAGAGTGTATTCACTAGGTCTACCTCATCATACCTATCCCAGTATTCTTTGTGCTCTTTATACTGTATGTCTGTGTGTATACTAGCAAGTGGTTGTTGTAGATAGAAACAGTCTTGTTCGCTCATCACCACACCTTTCTTAGGTCCGAAGATATGGAAACCTGGCAACGCTAGGTTGTCATCAAATACAACAAGATCCCCTAGCTCTTCTGACATCTTACGTGAAGTGATGTCATACAGCCAAGAGAACTTCTTCTTTAATATTGGATTGATTGCGTCCTTGTGTTGGTGGTACTTAATTAAACTATCGCACCCCTCTAGATATGTGACAGCACCAAACGTCCAGAAAGGAACCTTCGGGTCGCACATACTCCTGTTCAACCAACATTTATCTACGCTGTTTAAATTATCTACTACTCTCTGTCTCTCTTCTACCGTGAGAACACTCGGTATCCTACCAAACTTACAGTTCGATGAAATCTGAAAGGAATGAGTTTGTTTTACCAACGTTCTCAATCCATGATTCTTTGTGGTCATCACTTAATTCCATAAATTTAGTTACTACATACGCTGCTTCCTTGACAGTGACCTCTAGTTCACTCTCATCATAGAAGAAGTATGTGGTAGGGTTGGTGTTAGTATCTTCGATCTGTTCTAACATAAAGTTAAGAATGTTAGCACCATCATATGCGAGTGCTCTTTCTTCTTTCTTATCTTTGTTAAGATTCTGTGCGATCTTCTTCTGTCTATCCTTTGCCTTACGCTGATAGTCAGATGACTTAGCACGAGCAATAGTCTGGATCTCTTGCTTGCGGTTGGCAGCTCTCTTATCACGTTCCTGTTTTTTCTGCACCTTGCGACGCTGTTGAAGGAACTTGTATGCTTGTTTAGTAGCAGCTCCAGATTCTGCTATCATTTCTTCGTTCATTTTCTTTTTGCGTTTAGCTAATCGTTTAATAAGTTTACGAGCTTGCTTGCTCCTACCATCTATGTAGGTAGGGTCTTTCCTCCTGTGATCCCACTGTTTACCCGCAGACTCTTGCTTCTTACGTTTCTTAGTGGCACGTTTGGAGAACTTCAATACAGGATCAAAACCAGCTATAGCACCTTTGCCTATGACAGGGGTGTTAATAGGACCCACGTTGCCACCAAATGTTCCCATCTCAGCGAGTCCGTGGTTCATAATGATTTTAATTCCTTAATGATCTGTTCGTTAATAGGTATCTTCTTGAGAGTGTCAGTCTCAACAGAGGGATAGCGTTCAAGAAATATCATTATAGATTTAATGATAGACCAATACTCCTTGTCCATCTTGAAGAACAAGAGGGGAGTAGCAGCCTCATTGAACACATTATATACTATTATAATATGATTGAGAAGCAAGTGTAACTTGACCTCTCCATTCTTTAGATACTTGTTGATAAGACGCTTGATATATTTGAAGCGTCTCAGGTCATCTAAAAAATCTTCTTTTGTAACCGCTGATGGGTTATCATAATATTTAATAGCGAAAAGGACGTAGTTGTCCTCAGTCAATTCAGTAAAATTCATTCATTAACTTCCGAATGTTAATGTAGCAGCTCCGTTAGAGATAACTTCTGTAGCACCCTTAGATGTGGTGACCTTAACTCTGTACTTGTAACCGTCAAGAGCATCAGATGCTAGTCCACTGTAAGCAAGTGTTGCTGTAGTGAAGTTAGCGTATGTGATACCTGTGTCGGTGTTAGCAGCAAGGTTAGTCCATCTAGTTGAACCAGGCTTCTGTCTCTGCCATACGTATGCAGGAGTACCAGACTGGTCAACGGATACTACAACAGCAAATGTTCCTGCTCCACTTGATGAAGTAGAGTTTGCAGGTTGGTTACCACTTGTTAGAGTGATAGTCTCTAGTACGTCTGCTCCGATTGTATCGTCAGATTGTGTCTCAGATGCGTTAGCCTCTGGTTTAGCAATGTAAACAAGTTGCTCTGCCTTATGGCGAGTGATACCATGCTGATCGGTGTATGTAAAATACGACCACCAGCCAGGTGCGTTTAATCCTCTGTCCTTATTGGACTTGAGTTGTGCTTCTGTATCGTCAATAAAGACAACAGTTTTTGCTTGTGATGAGGCACCAATACCTATACCAGCTTTGGTTTTATTAGCATTGCTGTCATCATTTCCATAAAGTGACATGAGACACTATCTCCTTGTGTTTGTTAATACCTATCTTTTATTTATTCAAGAAGTGCTTTCTCTAGTGCTGCGACTAGCTGATCGTCCACCTTGTTACCTGATTTAGCAGCTGCTTTCTTCAGTAATCCGATGACGAACTCCTTGATTTTACCCTCTAGATCTTCAGGGATTTTGTCTACTGCCTTGTCAATAATGTTGATAGCAATAGGTAGTAAAAATTTAGTCATAATAATACAGTAATTACTAATCTATATAGGGGTCTTCCAACACGAAGTCTGTGAGTTCTTCTAACTGGTCAATGGAGTAATCAAATATGACCACGATACGATCCCTATCGCCATGATGCTGAGCCCAATGCTTATCATGATCATGAAATCCGAAAACATTTCCTATCTCCCAAGTGCGTTTACGTCCTCTAACTGATAACCATGCCTTCTCATCCGTGACCACAGGGAAGTGTACACGTAGAGAATCTATGTCACCATTATGAGGATTTATCTTTGAACCTGGTGAAAGACGAGAGATTGTTGCGGACTTTAACAATTTCTTAAGGATATCCTCTTCTAGATACCCTGCTGTCTTGGGACAACAACGTATGAAACTGTCATAGATCTTAGGACCTAACCTTTTAACCTCATCTAGTGTGGTGTTGAAGAGCTTAGTGAATGATACCATCTCACTGAGTTGGTAGTCACCATCTATAGCTGTACAACCTACAGCATTGATAGGGAATGGGATGACACGCCATGCACCATCCCATAGTTGTACTCGTCCTAAGTTTCTATCATCTACCCATTTATCCATGACCCATTCCTCCATCAAGTAATCATTCTCCTTGACGAACGCTAGTATCTCTGGAATTATTTCCTTATAGTTGTCTCTTAAATTACGGTAGGAACTAAGGTTTCCTAATCTGTCCTCGTACCAAATTTTCCTCACTGCCACATCCCCATTGTATATTGTAAAGGCAACTGCCTATCAGCATGTCGTACGCATTTATATATTTGTCTTGTTTATTCTCATCATACAACCAACACTGTAAACTTCCGTAGTTTGCTCTTGGTACTTCTTGGTCGAACCACCAATCATAGGGTGTGTATTTGTCTGATGCTTTGTATGTCATTAACAGTTCCAAGCTCTAAGGGACTTATTGATTCTAGAATCAGGATCGTTAGCAGTCTTCTTAGACGTTAACTTCTTCTTCATGCCTTTCATTCTAGCACAGAAACTTGCTCTTCGCTTGTTTCCTTTCTTCTTTGATGGTGCTTTCAAGTCAGAGCCAGGATTCTCACGTTCATAAGACTTGCGTCCCTTCTCGTTGAGTCCACCCTCCTTGTTCTTGCCTGACTTCTTAGTCCAAGCAGCACCCTCTAGGATACCATCCTTGTTCACCTTTGCTCCTTTGGGAATAGGTTTACATTTTTGGTCATCGTTACAGAAGTATTGACCTTCGCCACATGACTTCTTACCTTCTTCCATACTTGTCTCTTTCTTATGCTTCCATGCAGTAGCATAAGCGATACCTTCTTTGTCTTTAGGATAGTTCTTTTTGATATGCTTAACCATCCTAGCATACTTTTTTCCTTTTGGTGCCTCTTCCTTTACAGTTGCACAATCTTTAGTGCCATGTACAGGACACTCATCGCCCTTGCCAGTATGATTACATGCCTCCTTTACCTTCTCTTTAGGTACCTTGGGCATTTTCTTGTCCCCTTTGAGGTGCGGTTGAGATCCATCGGCATCGTCGATCTCAGGCATGATCTCAACAGGACCGACTACTTTTTTTCAGTTACCTCTTTACGCCACTCAGCAAACTCTTTGACACAGTTTGGTACTGACTTACCGCCCTTCATCTTAGTTCCTTTTGCCTTGTATCCTTTCCAACATGAACTAGCACCAACGTTCTTACGTGCTTGCTTCATGCTACCCTCTACATTGAGTGTCTTAGGATAGTCCTTGTCACCTTTCTTTGCTGGCTTCTCTCCTCTCTTTCTCTTAGCGTGGATGTTATCCCAGAGTCCTTTCTTCTTACCCTCTTCTACGGAAGAAGGAGTTGTATCCTCTGTATCATGTTCGATAATCTTTCCGTCAGCATCCTTCTGATGATGCTCCTTTGCCATCTTCTTCGAGATTGCCTTGCGTCTCTTATGTAAGAACTTGTCACTTCCGTCTACGTCTCCATCGTTATCAATATCTTTGTCTTTGCGGTTAGCAAATTTCTTCTTCACTGCCTTCTTGTTTACTGGATCAAGACCACCCTCATCAAGAACTTCCTTGTTCTTATCATCATTGATAGCGTGTTCGTGATACTCAGACAGTGTTACGTTGAGTTCGTTGATTGATACGTTCTGCTCTAGACCATGATTAAACATAACATCGTAGTGTGTTACTGTTCCGTCTTCGTCTAGTGTATGCTGTTCCTTCAGACAGTTTCCTGCTCCCCACTCTGGATGCTCAACCTTAGTAGCACATGCATGCTTAGGTTTCTTAATGGATGGTTTACCCTTTGTACCTTTTGGTTCTGCCATCTTCATGCCAGGTGCGTCACCGCCACCTATACCTTTAGCACCTCCAGTGCCTTTAGGATTCTTGTTAGCTGTACCTTCAGTTCCGACTGGTGTCTTCTTAACTGGTGGTACTGGTGAGTACTCGTTCAATGCCTTAACTGCGGCTTGAACTAGGGATTCATGGTTGTCCATCTTATCTTTTTTGGGGTCTGTTGGTATTACTTGGTTGACCTTCTCTGTGCCTTTAGGTTTCTGTACCTTCTGACCAGGTGTCAACGACATAACATATTGCCTGTAGGCATCCGTACCAATTTCAAAGACTTCCTTAATATCTTTGACCCATGTACGGAACTTTGTATCTTCAGCAGTCAAACAGATGACATAGTTAGGACCTCTTCTAATGATCTTACCTACGTTATCCTTTTCAGTGAGTACCCACTCACCTACTTTATAAATTTCTTCACGATAATATTGATCACGGACGTTCTGATCCTTGACCTCTTTACGTATCGTTTTGAAATCGCTGAAAGATTTCATCAAACTCTAATTTCATTACAGTTTTATTTATAACAGTTCTGCTATTTCATCCATTAAATTCCGCGTTTCCTTAGGTCCTAGACCCTTTGGTATACCTGCCTTGAAAGATTGGAAGTCACCCGCAGCTGCTGCTCTCCGCATTTTAGTACCAGATATAGAGAAGGTATCTCCGTCAGCATCACGCTCTCCACTAGATATTACTTCTATCTTTCTGAAGGTATAGTCCTTACCATTATACTTCTTGACCCACTGCATAGCACCTACACGATCACTACCTACCACCAAGTAAGCATCATCATAGCCCTGTGATTGTAGTTCTGACAAGACTTCCACGGGTCCTTTAGCAGATCTAATTTTATCTTTGAGATTAGGGAACATCTTCTTAGCATAGTACACCTTCCTATCGGCTGGTAGAGGATTAGATCCCTTCTTATCTACTGTCTGAGACATGTAAATGTAGTAGTCACAGCTTCCTGCCTTGGATGCTACTGCCTTAAAGTTTTCTGCATGACCTGTCGTTGGAGGTTGGAACCTACCAAAGGTGAAGTACACACATTTATAATCTATTATCTCCATTGTTTTGCCAGTGTGAAGTTGATGTAAGAGAACTCAATTCTATTTACAAGTTTGATCATGTCTCCGTTGTGATGTAACACATAGCCCTCTGGTGCGGTGACCTTGTACCCCTTGTCAGTCCGTACAAAAGTTCTAAACGTCTCAAGATTATCTAATGCATCAATGACTATAGTTTTATTCTCTTGTATCTTTCTATAGAGGTTGAACATAGCATGGAACTCTTGTTCATTGTCTTCCAGATATCCTAGACCATCATACAGTTGCTTTCTTCTCTCTGCCTGTTTCTGTACACTCTTCATCTTAGATACTTCTTTGTTCATCTTCTCATGGTAGAACTGACCTAGTGCTTTGAGTGCTACCTTTGGATCATTGATAGTACGTGACGCTTTGATCTCCGCATTAAAGAATGTCTTGAGAAATGATCCTACATAAAATTTCTTATCACCTGTGGTGCCTGATCCTGCTACCAGTTCATCTAAGAAATCACCTGACTTCTTACACATCTGTTCTATGATCTGTACATTACCCTCAAACTTTTTATAGTCAGTAGCTGGCATACCTACATCCTGTATAGGTGTATCGTTCTGTATACAAACACAGTCTTTACTACTGTTTACGTATGCTTTAGGTTGAGCAGTCATGCTCTCTAAGTTTGATCCACTGTATGTGGTATGAAATACTACACCCATCTTTGATTTAGCAACTGCCTTACCTAACTCATGGTCTACGGGAATACCATATGTGATAGTGTTAGCTCTGAAAGTTATAAGTTGTTGACCATCTATTGTTTCTTCTTTCTTATCACCTTCAGTATACATGAGGTCACCTTGTACCACACCTTTGATACCTAGTGGTTCAAAATATTTTAGTGCTGCGTATAGTTTCTCAGCAAGACCTGGCTTGTCTGAGTAGTAGAACTCTATGTCTGCGTCACTGAAACACATCTTAGGTTCTTCTTTATTAAAGACTGACTTGTTACCTACAAAGAACTTACCACTAGCAGGGTCAATACCACATACTACAGATGGAGCACCATCCCATTTAGTCTGTAAGAATCCTGCTGTGCTAGCTCCACCTAACATCTTAGTGAGTTCCTGCATAAAACGGACTGCGGCTTCACAACCTTCTGTACCATAGTTGAGCATCTCATCTTCTATATGCTCAAGGTGTTTTAGTTTCGTTACGT